TTTTAGCACACTTTTAACACTTAGGGGAGTTATATTTGCTTGTTATTTATCATAATTGGCATTATGTTTTAAATTCTTATATTTGCACCATCTACAATAAAAATCATAACGATATGGCTAAATTTAATTATATATTGTTCCGTGAATACTTACAGGATTTGCTTCAAGCAGATTTTGAACGTATACGTATATACGACACGCCTTCGTGTATGTGTCTTATGTATCCTTTTAATTATGATGATATATTTGACAAGATTGAGGCGTGTGTTCGTTCTCTGGTTAAATTTGGTGTTATTGAAATTGTCGATGAGTATGATGACGTTCTTTTGAAACTTCGTCTTTTGAAAATTGTTCGTTCTAATGGATGCTGATAAACTTAAAATATTCGGTGGATGTATGTCCCCTGTTCTAACTCGTAATAAGTGGACTGGTGAAGATATGTTTGTACCTTGTGGTAAATGTTATGCTTGTGTCAATGCAGCTGCTTCCAAACAATCTAGCCGTGTTCGTGAGGAAATTCTTAAACATAAGTATTCTGTTATGTTCACTCTAACTTATGATAATGAGAGCGTTCCTCGTTGGGAATTATTCCAAGATGATAATGATTGCCCTCAACTTCGTCCTATCGGTCGTGTAGAGACTATGTACAATTCATGTCCTTTGAATTACTACGATGATGTTAAAGGAAAATGGAGCATTGACTTTGAAACCTTTTTGCCTCTCATTCAGAACGAGAGTGAAACTCATACCTATGCTGTATGCTGTAAGAAGGATATTCAAAACTTCCTTAAGCGTGTTCGTTCTAGAATTAACAAATTAAATATAGAAAGAAATGAAAAATCAATCCGTTATTACATTGCTTCCGAGTACGGCCCCAAAACGTATCGTCCGCATTACCACGGCGTGCTATTCTTCGATAGCTCGGTTATCCTCCGAGAAATTACGTCTATTATCGTTCAATCGTGGGGTTACCACGAGAGAGTTACAGGAAAGCGCAATAGTTTTCGTTTTCGGCCGTTTGCGTCTGTACCACTTACCCAAGACTATATCAAAGTATGTGATGCCAACACAGCCTACTATGTTGCGGAATATGTTAGTGGCAATCTTGATTTACCTCAAGTTTTGGCCTATAAGTCTTCGCGTCCGTTCCACCTTCAGTCTAAAAGCCCAGTTATCGGTTGTTATAAAGCTGAAAGAAATGAAATTCTCGAAAATGTCCATCGAGGAACTTACAGAGTTGGTAAAGAAATCTTTAACGAGCGATTGGGACAATTTGAACACTACGATATTCCACTTAACACAGATCTGTGCTCTTCCATCTTCCGCAAGTGTAAAGGCTATAGTGACATGGCTTTTGATGCAAAATTACAATTGTATTCGTTCTATGGCAGATACTATGATGAGTGGAAACAAGAATTAGAAAAATGTATCATATACATATCTTATTCTACATTTAACGATTACGATCATATAATTTCGGATACGGATTTCCTGCGAAAGTTTCCGAATATGAAATATCGTAATTGGTTAGCCCATTATCATTCTAATGAGTACTATTCTTTGGAAATGGACACTGACCAGAATTGGTATTGCTCTCGCCATGCTTGGCGTATATCTATATTGTTAGATTTCAATAAGTATTATCCGTATTCACATCCTATATATGCTTATGTGTCCATGCTTGATAGGTATGATGTTTTACGTAAGTCTGACCAATTGATACAATTCTATACTCTGTTTAATGATATTGTAGAAAAGACTGATTTCCAGCGCGCTATGTTAGGTGCTTATCCTTTTATGTCTGAGCACATGCCATTATATCTTCATGAACGTGATTATAAGGTTGATATGTCTAACCCCTATGTTCGTTCTTTTTTAGATGAGGTGGCTTGGTTTGGTGATTTTTACACTTATGGTAGGTTAGATTCTGATAAAGTTGTTGAAAATAGTTTGTTTTGTTCTGATTACTTCGATACTTATTCTAAGCAGCAAAAACAACGATTAGATAAGCGTAATAAGAGCAAGAAGCTTAATAATACTATTGTGTTTGGTTCTAGAAAAATTGATTGATTATGAAAAGTGATGATTTGTTTGTTTTGTGTGTGCTCGCCCTTATGCTTGCTTTCACTAGTTTAATAATTTATTTATTCAGTGCTTAATTATGAAAAAATTAGAAATTCGGCCTAGTCGTGCCAATCGACCCCGAAACGCTTTCGACTTGTCACAACGGCACATGTTTACTGCTCCTGTTGGTGCGCTTTTGCCTGTGATGTCTATTGATCTCATTCCGCATGATCATGTTGAGATTGATGCCAAGGATTTTATGCGTACACTGCCTATGAACTCTGCTGCATTCATGTCATTGCGTGGAGTTTATGAGTTTTTTTTTGTTCCTTATGCTCAACTTTGGCATCCTTTTGACCAATTTATAGCCGGTACGAATGATTTTCGTACAAATGTTTATAATCTTAATAAAGCTCCTTCTACTGTTCCTTCTGTTAAGCGTTTGGATCTTTTTAAGGAAATTTTGAAAGATACTACAGAGGACTTTATGGGCTTTAAAAATCAAGATAATGCTATACGTTTGCTTGATCTTTTAGGTTATGGTTATCCTGTAAAGGCTTCTAAAAAGAAAGGCTATGAGTTCAATGTTTTTTCTGGCTCTGTTACTCCTTTTCGTGCTGCTGCTTATCAGAAAATTTACTCTGATTATTATCGGAATACTACGTATGAGCCGTACGATGTTGGTACTTTCAATTTTGATCATTCAGTTGAAGGTTTTCTTACAATTTCCGATTTCAAGAAAATGCTTCAACTCCGTTATCGTAACCTTCCACTCGATTATTTGACTAATCTTCGGCCGACACCTTTGGTTTCTATGCCTGATGGTATTTCAAGTGCTTTGGCTCTTTCTAATAGTCGTGAAGCTGGTTCTTTTGGTGTTGATAAAGGTAATCGTTCTGCTACTGTCACTGCTAAGTTTGAAGGAAGCTACTCTACAATTGATGTTTCTTCTGTTCGTGCTGCTTTTGCTCTTGATAAATTGCTTTCTGTCACTATGCGTGCAGGTAAAACTTATGCTGAGCAGATGGAGGCACATTTTGGTGTGAAGACTTCTGAAGGTCGTGATGGTCAAGTATATTATCTTGGTGGTTTTGATAGTAATTTTGAGACAGGTGATGTAACTCAAACAGGTGGAACTACTAATGAAGGTTCTTCTGATTCAGGTTATCTTGGTCGTGTCGTCGGAAAGTCTATTGGTGTTGGTCAAGGTCATGTTTCTTTCGATGCTAAAGAGCATGGCGTGTTGATGTGTATTTATTCGGCTGTTCCTGCAATGCAATATGATGCTAGTCGTGTTGATCCTTTTGTACATAAAACTACGCGCGGTGATTTCTTTATTCCCGAATTTGAGGATTTGGGTATGCAGCCTTTGATGAATTATAATGTAATTGATCATGGTCAAGATCCTTCTGGTAATGGTATTGATGTCGTTGACGCTCGAGGTTCTAAACCATTTGGTTGGCAGCTTCGTTATTCCGAGTACAAAACCGCTATTGATCTCAATCACGGCCAGTTTGGTTATGATGGTGCTTTGTCCTTTTGGACTATCGCACGTATGCGTGCGCCTCTAGATGGTTTTTTCGCTGGTGATTTCTCTCTTAATGAGTTGAAAATTTCTCCTCGTGTAGTCAATAGTGTTTTTTCCGTTAATTATAACGGTAAACAGGTAACTGATCAATTGTTTGGTGGCTGCTATTTTGGTATCACTAAGATTAGTGACATGTCTGTCGATGGTCTCCCACGTGTTTAATTAAAAGTTTATTATGGATAAGTTTAAAGTTATGTTCGGCTATATGTCTGATTCGGATATTGCCGATATTAAAAAAGTCCCAGGGCGTCCTTCCCTTCCTGTATTGAATTCTGAAATTAAGGAAATTATCGATGTAATTGCCCCTGTAGATGCTTTGACAGGTAATGTTGAAAACCCTGTTACTAAGCTTTTGAGTGGTTCCGTATCTGTTCTGGAAAAAGAGCGTATTCTTGCTTATATGCAGAAAATACCCTCTACAGGTAGAAACGATGTGTCTGATGAAGACCTTGCTGCTATAATGCCCTCTCGTTATCACTCTACCTTAACCGATATGGATTTTGTAGGTATGAAGATTGGTGAATTTATTGATGGCGTTAACGCTGCACAACCAGTAGATAATTCAACTGATGTTAGTTCAGCCGAATAGTTTTAGTTCAATTTATTGTTTAATTAAAATCGTATTAAGTATGAAATGGTTTATTAAAGTTTTGAAAGTGTTGGAAATTGCTCTACCTTTCTTGAAAACTCTTGTTGAGAGTCTTTCTAAGGATAAGGAAAAGAAGCAAGACAACGCTTAGTGTTAGTTCTTAGTTTTATTAATTGGCCTGCCTGTCATTGGCAGGTAGGCCTTAATTTTGTTTATTATGCTTATTTATGATTTGTCCGATTGGATTGCTAACTATCCAACTCAATTATGTATTATTCCTGCTCTCATTGGTGCAGGTGCTGCTATTGTAGGTGGTGCTATGAATTTGTTCGGTGGCTCTTCTAAGCAAAAGCGTGACCAAGCATTTCAGCGCGAAATGTGGCAAAAGCAAGTAGAACAACAAGATAAAGTTAATGCCCAACAAATGGCCTATCAGGACAAGGTTAACGCAGAGAATAGAGCGTGGAGTAATGAGAGTGCTGTTCGTGAGAGATTAGAACAAGCAGGCTATAACCCTTATCTTTACAATGGTCAAGCTGCTGCAAGTAGTGCTAATATAGCTAGTAGTACTAATCTAGGTAATTCTGTTACTGCTCCTGCTAATAACACTAGTGAAAATCTTATGGCAGGTTTAGGTGATGCATTCTCGCAGGTTGGTAACTATATGGCTCAAGGTCTTGCCTATGAAAAAGCTGATTATGATTTTGGTAATCAGAAGGCAGCCGATACGATTACGAATGCTGCTACTGGTGCTAAAGCTGGTGCTCAAGCGCAAGAAACCCTTAACAGACTTGAGCAAAGTAAACAAGCTGCTCGTGTTGATGCTGCCACTGCCTTTGCGACTGAAATACAAAATAGTATGTCACAACTTCAAGCCTATGATAGTAATGGTGTGCCTATGGTTGACGAAAGTTCAGGCCGTCCTGTTACTTTGGCTGAACAACGTGCACGCGGTGAGAATGTTCAGTTATTCAAGACGATTGATAAGCTTACTCAAGATATTATTAACGGTAAGGTTACGGAGAAAAATCTCAATATTGAGTATCTTACCAAGAAGTACAATCTTGGCTACCTCATGCCTGAACAATTGCAGATCCTACAGCAACAATTAGTAAATCTTCGTTCAGAGTATCAGAAGATTAATGCCGAAACACGTGTGTTAGGTAGTCAATTTGACTTAAATAGGTCTGCTACAAGGTTGAACAATCAGAATGTACAGACACAACAACGTTATGCTGAACTGCTCGGTCAACAAACTCTAACTGAGAAACAACAGACTTCTATTAAGAAAGTTGAAGCTTTATTTGGTTCTTCTGAAAAGTTACTTAATATTATGAATTCAATGACACCTAAGACTAATGCTGAACTTGTGCATTATATTACATTTGGCATGTGGTCCAAGGTTAAGGAGATGTTTGGTGCTCCCTCTGCTGACCCTGCTTCTATTCGTCAATGGTTAGGTAATCTTAATTCAGATGATATTATAAATAATATAACTGAAGAATATAGAAGTACTTTGAAGTGATTATTCTAAGCTGTCTAATTTCTCCATCATTCTGTTTATTATTTTCTCTCTGATTTGTTCTTCTTTATTGGTTTCTTTTGTTGATATGATAATTGATAGGATGATGACTATAATTGTTGTGATGACTATACCTATGAAAGTGTATGTTACCACTTTTATTAGTCGTGCTAGTGCATTTTGTAAGTTATCATTCATATTTGTTCATTTAGTTTATTGCAAATTTAAGTTTTTTGGTTTTTAAGTTCATTCATTGATTAGTTTATTTATTTTTATTTAACACTGCGCTGTGAAGTGCGGTGTTATTCGTGTTTGTTGCAGTTAACAAAAATTACGCGACACTATAAAAATCGAACCATTTTAATATATATTTTAACACAAAATATAAATATTGAACCATTTGTAAACACTTATTAACGTTTGGCAGTAACTCTGCAACGAGCGCCCCCCCCCCCGCCGGGCCGCGCCCCGCGCCCCCCGCGGCCCA